CAACGTGATCATTTACATACGTCTCTATTGCGGCGGCGTGAGCTTGTTTTATATCTTCACTAGAATTTGGTATTCCACCTATTTCTTTCTCTGCTACAGATAATTTATTCCATATTTTATCCGGTCTATTCATACTAAAACCTCTATACCCTCTTCTTCTTAGATAATATAAAAGTCTAGGTTTGTTATTCTCAGCTAGTATTGGCATTCCATAAAAAACTAATGCCATTAAAACGTCTTCAAAAAACGTATCAGCCGTTTGTGGTCTTGCTATATATTCTAAAAAGAACGTGTTAGCTGGAGCGTCTTCCATAGAAAACTTAGTTAGTCCATGTAAAGCTCCTTTTGATCCAGTTCCATCTACCGTCCCTGATATATCATACGAGTCACATCCAAATGCTCCCATGTGCTCATTGCCTGGGTATTTTTTTCCATTTTTCAATATAACACTATTTTGTAATTCTATTTTTGGAACCCAACTTATTTTAAATCTACCTTTTTGATTTGGAGTAAAAATAACACGTGTATCTTTGATACCATTAGCCCATTGAAAGTTACCTACTGTTAATACTGATGAATCTCTGTTTCCTTCGTTATAATCTATTTGTTCATATATCTTAACTAAGTTGAACAAACTATTTCCTGTTTCATCTCTAAACGCATGTTCCTCGGTTCTAGGAAATTGACGATAAAATTCATTTAAAGCGTCTTGGTCATCTTTTAATCCCTCAGCTTCATTATCCCAGTGATCTATTACTCCATAATCTATCTCTACTCCATGTGGATCAAATGTTTCTTCTTTAGGAGTATTAAACACGGGTTGTCCATATTCGTCAATAAATCCTTCATAGTTCCATTCCATAGGGATAAACAAAGAATATAATCCTGACTTAGTCTGTCCATTGCGATTTCGTTTTGTGACATCTGAATTATAGTATAAATTTTTAAAATTATCTCCTCCTTTATCTAAAGCATTACTTGTGCTACCCATCATGCATTTACCTATAATCCTACTACCTAATCGTAAACAAGTTTTTGTAACCCTCCAGTTATTTTTTATATTATCAGGTCTCTCCCATTTACCACTCTCGTCGTGTACTAGTAGAGAAAGTTTTTCACCGTCATAACTATTATCACCTGTATTTTTCCAATCTATAGTAGTATCTAGTCCTTCCATGTCATCTTGCTCCTCTCGTTCCCTCATTTTCTTACGAGTAAACTTTTTAGCAGGAACCCTATACGCTAGTTCAGATTTTGGACGATCCATACCATCTTGTATTGGTTTAAAGAAAAATGGGTAATTTAAACTAATCGGTACAACTTTGTCTGTAAACATCTTTTTTGCGTCCGCTCCAGTTTTAGATAGTATACCAAATCTACTGTCACTAGCTAGTGTTGCTTGATGTACTGTTTCCGCTGAACTCATAAATGAAAAACCAGAACGTCTATTTTTTAAATAACACATCCCATAGCTTCTATTATCAGCTTTGCATGCTTCCCAAAATATAAAGAATAATCTATTAGCTTCTCTATAATCTGGAGCTCCAACATCAATCTTACTCCATTGTAAATACATATAGTGTGTACCAGTTATATATGTAGGTTTACCATTATTCATAAACCAAAACCCCTCCTCTCTTCTTTTGAATTCTTCATCTATATATCCATAGTGTTTTTCTTTAAAATCATCCGGATATTCTTGCCAATCAAATACTGTTTTAATTCTCTTAAACTCAGGATTAGATTTAAATTGTTTCCATTTTTGCTCTAATTTATTTTCACTACAAGAATAAACTTCTTTAGGTTGCTTAGGTAAAGC